GAATCATCACCACGGAAAAAGATGTTGGTGTTCGCCATCACGCTGGAGGATAGCGGGATGTTGAAACCCGGAAACCACGGGGCGATAACAGCCCCGTTCCATCCGTTGAAAGGGTGGGTTCGCCGGGGGCGGAAGTACGTCACATTCCGCCCGTCCATCGATGGCAACAAGACAAATTGGCGGGTCTGGGAGGACTTGCGAGGGAAGACCATCACGGCCCAACTGGAAGAGTGCCTATGGTGGTTTGGCCGTTATCCCGTCAAGTGGGATCGGAGCGTCACGGCCCCGGAAGAAACCTTGCGCCAGGAGCCCAACTCAGCCATCGAGCATTGCTACGGCACCCGGCTTGTCCGGGTCGTGGGCCAGGCGGGCGCTATGCTTTTCGTCGTCCCCGTGGGCGACTTCGAGGCGGCTGAATACTATGACGCCAGTATGCCGGGCGGCGAACGGTTGACACGCCACGGCTATTGACAGGTGAGCTACCAACCGCTAAAGCAGGTTGGCTTCCTGGTTCACCCACGCTGCCCGAACGATGTTCTGTCCAGGACTTACATTGTGTCCCCAGGCGTTACTTCCCGTGGCTCCCACGGTAGTTTGGTTCAAAATGTTGATGGATGCGTTCACGTTTCCATCAGCCCGGCGGAGCCGGGAACGGGTCGGCTGCCATGCTAGCCCGGCGGGCGGCGGCGGCGGCCAGGGTTTCGTCAATGTTGCGCACGTAGGGGGATGTGCCGAAAAGGGAATGCGTTTTCCATCCCTGCATATCCTGATAGGTGATTTGTCCGCTCTCCAGCAATTCGAGTTTCGTTTTCCCGATGATGCCCTTCTTGACGTCATACGGCTGGCGGTCAATCCACTCGACAGCCGTTTCGCCAAACGGGATGTCCACGCCGATGATGATGGGCAATAGCGTACAGCGGCAATTGACATGCGGGTCAAGGGAGACCTCCACCGCAAACTTGCGCCCGTCCAGGACTGCGCAGGCGATACACACTCTGTCATCCCGTGCTGTGTACCAAGTCCATCCCCTGATGATGTCCCGATTCTGGCGGTAGTTGGCCTCAGCGGCCCGCCGCCAGGCCCTTGTCATCTCCGTTCGGCTGACAGCGTCCGCCCGGTGCAGGGGGAGGAGGGATTGCCTGTGCATCATGCTGGCGATGTCCCTCGGGTTGATGCCCTCGGCGAGCCCTTTCTGCAGGGCTTCCAGGACGCCCGCCACCGTTTCCTGCGGCAGGCCAGTTGACAGCCAGAGGGAGATCGGGCTCCCGCCCGCCACTGTCCCGAACAAGGGTTCGATGAGGGCGGGCGGGACGGGGGCAAGGCGATTCAGGAAGTGCGGAGCCAGCACCCGGATGGCCGTGATGAATGCGTTCAGCGACAGGTCAGCGGCGGCCTGCTGGCCCGTCGTGATAGTAGCGGCGGCGGTATGCGAGAAAGAGGCGACGCCGGTCATTATGACTGCCGTCAACGCCGCCCGGCCCATCGCCGTCTGGGCGGCCCGGACGGGGGAATTTCCATCGTCGTAAAGCAACCGGGCGTCTTCCACGACTGACGGGATGGCGTCCTGGATGGCCCGGTCATGCGGCAACCACAGGTCAGCCAGTTCGTCTTCGACTCGATTGCCGGAAGCCCGGAAAACGGCGTCCTGGGCCTCCCCTAGCTCTCTGTATGCGTTCATGCGGCGGTCAGTTCAGCGGGCGGCGTTTCGGGATAGGCGGCATCATCGGGCTGGGCCTGGCGGGCGGCGGCGGCGGCGATCTGCGCCTCTGCGTACGCCAGGGTTTCGGCCTGCTCCTCGGCCTTGGCGGCGGCCAGGGCTTCGAGCTCGGCATCAGACCAGCCGAGCCGTTCCAGCACGACGGTCAGGGGCACGCCCGTCTTCACCCACATTTGCGCCAGTTCTGCGTTGTCAAACTCGGTATTGGAGATAACGGGGCGGTCGGTGAACGTGTGATTGAAATTGCCTTCTTCATACGTTCCGACGCCCGTGAACAGGCCAGCGTTGCTACCGATGGTGAGGGCCATCTTGTCAGCCTGGATGATGACAGCTTCGGCGGCGTAGCGGGCTTCCATCGCCTTATCCACAGCGTCCATCAGCAGCAGTTTGATAGCCCGGCCCGATACGTCCCCGCCCATCTCCCTGACCTTGTAATAGGCCAGCTCTGGCATGTCATCTTCGACTTCCTTTAGCTGGGCGGCGATGATGTCCAGGGCGGCGGCGTAATTGATATTCGGCACGGTCGGAATCCAGTGCCAGCCAGCCGGTAGCGCAATCATGCGGGATTCGCCGACTGTGATGTACCCATCGTCACTGTCCCGCCCACGGATCGACGGCGGCGGCAGGGGGCGGCCTGCGGCGTCGGTGCCCTCGCCCTCCAGCACCTCGATGGGTTCGCCATAGCGGAAAATCATCTTGTGAAGTTGCGTTGTCTGCAAATTCAGCTCATTGACTTTTTCGACTTCTGACGTGAAGCAACCGACGCCCCGGTCATCCCCCATGTCGGAGAAACGCCCGTAGGCGACCGGGACGAAATCGATGCCGAACGCCGTAATCTGCATGTCGGTTTCAGGGTCGCCCAGGTCTTCCAGTTTGGCGTCCGGGGACTTGTCAGAAATCCAGACGGCGAAACGGTCGGCGGCCTTGTCCCAAACCTCGGTATGAAGCATCTGCTCACCGTCCACCTTGATGGGCGTGTCAATCCTGATATAGGTCAGGTATCCCCTCTCATCCGTTTTTATTTCTGTGACGTACTTCGGTTTCAAGAGCTGATAGAAAACGGACTTGACTGGAGACTTGAGATTATCGGGGTCTTCATGCTTTGCGGCCACCTTGATGAAGCTGTCCCCGAAGATAGCGAACCACCGAATCATCAACTGCTTTTGCCTCGCCCAATTGCTCCACTCCCACACCTGCTGAATCGGCTCGATGATGGCGGGGTTGTCGGTCTCGATGGGCAGGGCGTCAGGGAGCGGGCCAGGGAAGACACGGGAGACGTAGAACTCGACAGCCCGGCGGGCTGGGTTGCGGAGATTGCGGAGGTCATCCCGCCCGGCGGCTTGCGCCAAATCGTCAATTCGTTGGTACAGGCCATTTTGTTTGTACATCGCCTCCAGGAGGTCGTACGTATTGGAGACGGGCAAAGCTGTGTCATCCGCATCAGTGCTGTTGGCGGCCAGGTCCAGGAGCGCACGGGCGGCGGCGGTGATATTCATTCTGATTCCTCCTCGGTGTACGGCAACAAGTCGGCGGCAAGTAACACGGCGACTGTCAGCCTGTTGACGGCCTTCGCTATCTCAAGTGAAGCGTCGGGTCGGTACGGCGAAACGATTGCTTGGTTCGCTATAACGGAGGCCATTTTCTGTTGCTCTTTACGGCGTTTTATCAATTCTTCATAACTGAACAACATCGCTTTCTCACCTGAGCGTTGAGGTGTTGTGAGCTAACTGCATTACATCCGGTTGCCTGGCCTTATAGCCTTGCTCAAGCATATTTTCAAGGAAGATGATTAACTGGTCAAAGCTATCGACCTGGTCTGCGTATTCAGAAGCCGGAAACTTGAACAACTCATCCTCGAACGTTTCCAGCCACATCGCATCATCTGACGGATGCGGGAGTAATACGCTCCCATTCTTGCACCAAACGGCGGCCTGCTCTGCTCTCTGGATTTTATCACCGGAGGGCTGGAAAGCGACAATCATGTTAGCAAGCCACCCGACCGACGACTTCCTGAGCGTCTGGATTGCGGGCGTCCCTGACGACTTGTCCTCAATGATGACAGCCCTCAGTTTGCCGTCACGGTTGTAACGCTCGGCGAAATTGCTGATAGTCGCCGGGAGGTCTGGGAACTCGGGGCGGCCTCGCCATACCTCCCTGATGAAAAGGCGGTAGTCGGCCATAAGCTCGCCGACTGTCATCGCCGTGTAGGCGTTGTCTTCTTCAGTCTTCGACGCCGTGTCAAATGACAGGTAGCGGGCGATGACCTTATACTGCTGAGCTTGGCTTGTCGCAATCCGGCGGCTCTTGAACCAGTCTCGTCGGAAAATGTAACCGCCCGGCGTAACGGGATTCTGTTGGTAGAGTGATTGCCAAGTGCGCTCTGTCCGGATGCTCTTGATATACTCCAGAGCTTCGATGCCCCAACGCTCAGGGTTCAAAGGCTCGCCAGGAGCCCGGCCCATAGCGTCGTTGTCGCCTGCGATAGCTGGCAATCTGACAACGTGCCAGTCCGGGCCCTCCTCGCTGGAAAGGATGAAACCGGCCAGGTCGTCCTCATGCCAGCGGGTCATAATCAGGATGGACTTCCCGTCTGGCTCCAGGCGGGTGCTGAGGTCGTCAGTCCACCAGTTCTTGACCCGGCGGCGGAAGGCTGGGCTCTCCGCCTCCTCACGGGATTTCACCGGGTCATCGATGATGATGCAGTTGTGAGCGAGTATTCCATCAGCAAAGAAATTGTGGTTTCCCGCAACTTGGATGTCATAGACCGGGACGCCTTTTTGGCGTATTCGCCGAACTCCTGCAACGACGTCTGTTCCCCATTCTTTGACTTGTGTATTGCCATGTGGCATCCCCGGCATGATGACGATTTCGTCGTTTCCACGTAGAGTACCGGCCTGTGTGTATCCTCTGTCAGGCGTAAAA